ATCATAATGTGTATGTCAATCCGTATTGGGCAGGCACACTAAACGAAACAGTAGTTATTAATGAACACATATTTTACAAGTAGGAGATAAAGATGGAGATGTTAGATTCATGGGGAAAGTATAGAGACTTTTTACAAGACACCAAATATATAAACGATGGTGTACAACATGTCTATAAGTTCGAGAACGGTTATGGCGCCAGTGTAGTCAAACATGATTACAGTTACGGTGGCAAATCTGGACTATGGGAGATTGCGGTACTTGACAGTGATGACGAGCTGTGTTACCATACTCCTATCACACAAGATGTTATAGGTTATCTTGCATGGAAAAAAGTTGAACTGTACCTAGAAGAGATTAAACAATTATGAATTTATTTTACTTAGACAAAGAACCAGATATATCTGCTACACTACATTGCGACAAACATGTAGTCAAGATGATTATCGAGTATGCTCAGATGTTATCTACTGCTCATCGCATGTTAGATGGCGAGTCGTATTATGGTTTGTCTAAGAACGGCCGTAGACTACAGAGATGGCGTATGCTTGATGACAGAGAAGATATCTTATACAAGGCATCTCATATCAATCATCCGTCTACTGTATGGGTTCGTGAAAATGCAATACAGTATCAATATGCATATGACATGTTCACCAATCTATGTGACGAGTATACTTACCGTTACGGCAGAACACATATGACAGATACTAAACTCAGACAGTTACTAGACAACATACCAGATAACTGCAATCTAGGTGCGTGGCGAGAACCACCACAGTGTATGCCAGATGATGTCAAATCAGAAAGCGCCATCGATGCGTATCATAAATACTACAGAGAATACAAAAAAGATTTTGCGAAGTGGACTAAAAGAGATGTCCCACAATTTATGTTATGAGATTATTAGTAGAGAATTATGGAGAAGTTAGAATCTTCTCAGAAAGACCTTATGGTTACAAACGATATTATGTACAATGGAAAGACGGAACAGAACAACTGTTTAGTGGCCTTTGGTACAGTGAAAAGAAAGTCAAACAAATTGTAGAGGACCAGTTAAATGCCTAGTTACGATTTCGAAAACTCAGAGACAGGATGTATCGAAGAACGATTCATGTCCTATAAAGTACTCGACCAATTCAAGATAGACAACCCACACTTAAAACAAGTCATATTAACTGCACCCCCAACCACAGGTGGAACAGGGGATAGAGTTAAGATTGATGGTGGGTTTAAAGAAGTCTTATCAAATGTAGGTAAGGCATATCCAGGAAGTGATGTTGACAGAAAATATAATGGTATGAGTGTCAAAGAATCTCAGACTAGAGAAGTCGTTAGTAAACACATCAAACTCCAAAACAATAGGAAGTAAATTATGAACACAGCACCGATATGCGAACTGCATGAATTAGAGAGTATAGAACTTAGTACCATGTACGAGAATGGTAAAAGATACTATACAGATGGCGAAGGTACTATAAAGTATCCATCAGTCACCACAGTCACAGGCATTCTCAATAGAGAACATATTAAGTTGTGGCGAGAACGAGTTGGCGCTGAAGAGGCGAACAAGATTACCAAGGCCGCAACTAACAGAGGTACTAAATTTCATCAACATGTAGAAGACTATCTAAGACAAGATAAGAAAGAGATAATCTTTGAAAACATTCTACAAGAAGGAATGTTCAAGGCAGTTCAACCAGTATTAGATGAAATTATACCTATCGCCTTAGAGGCACCTCTCTACTCCAATGAATTGAGAATGGCAGGTAGAGTCGATTGCGTAGGGCTATGGGAGAATGAGTTAGCTATCATAGACTTCAAATCATCATCAAAGATTAAAAAAGAATACATGGCGAAACCATGGTACATACAAATGACTGCATATGCAATCATGGTAGAAGAGATGACAGGACACGCTGTTGACAACATCGTTGCAATAGTTGGTGTAGAGGGTATGAATACCTTCCAGATATTCGAGGCACAACCTCAAGACTATGTGGATGAACTATTTCAACTAAGAGAACAATACAAGAATCTATACGGCGTATGATTAACATCCACAATAATGATACTCACATGATGAGTATCGTTCACGACTTCATGACAGAACATGAATGCGAACACATCCTACAACATTCACTTGCCTCTTTAGAGTTATCAGATGTTGCGAGCAAAGACGGCAAGGGCATGAAACATGCAGGTCGAACAGGTTCAAATACCTGGTTGCCACATCACACCAACGATGTTATACTTGGTGTTGCAAATAGAATTTCAGATACAGTTCGTATACCCTTAGAGAATGCAGAACCATTTCAGGTTGTACATTACAAAGAAGGACAAGAATACAAATATCATTGGGACTCATTTGATGAATCAGACGAAGAACACAATGATTTATATGTGGGCCAAAGTGGTCAGAGAATAATAACTGTATTAGGTTATTTACGAGATGTACCGAAAGGTGGTGAAACAGGATTCAATAGATTAGGAATCAATGTTCAACCAAAAAGAGGCACAATCGTTATATGGTATAATGTTGAACCAGATACCAATAAACGAGAAATATTATCGCAACATGCAGGTCTACCTGTATTAGAAGGCGAGAAGTATGCATTTAATTTATGGTTCAGAGAAAATAGATTTGGAGAAATCAAATGAGTGATATAATTTTAACCGTCATAGAAGACCATACAGTTTATGTTAAAAGAGAAAAACATATCGATGGCGGATACTTGACAGAGTGTGGAATAACAGAAGAAGAAGTTTTAGAGTACATTGAGTCAGATGGCTTAGATGAAGACGAAGAACTACTTCAAGGTGAATACGATGGCCAACTTAAGAGTGAGGCTATCTTTGAAATAATAACTGAGGCAGAGACCATGGACAAGTATGAAGATTACTACTCCGAGAGAAAGGGTAATGTCGAGTATCATTTCGAAATGGGTGGCTTAAATGATAAGTAGAAAAGAGTTTACGGAACAAGTAGAAAGATTACTTGTAGGTAATAAGACGGACATAATGAGTGCAATACTTAGAGTGTGCGAGAATAATAATGTAGAACCCGAAGGTGCGAAACGATTACTTTCTATTCCGTTAAAGGAGAAGTTGACTGCTGAGGCAGAGAAACTAAAACTGATTAACAGAGAGAAGGCAAGTCGTGGTTCACTTGAAAGTTTTATATCAACATAAAGGAAAATATGAATATAATGAAACATTTCATTGATACAATGAAAACGGTGTTGGTCGAAAGAGCAACAGATTTTGACGGCAGAAGTGACAGACCAGAGTACTGGTATTTCACACTATACGCATGTATAGTAGTAGGACTACTGGCGTTAGCAGATAACTTTGTACTAGGATTTACATTCTTTAGTATGTTAGAACCATTTAGTGGAAACAACGACAGTGGAGTGTTAGTAGCATTATTTACACTTGCGACTGTAGTTCAAAGTATATCAGTAACAGCAAGAAGACTACACGACAGAGGTCGTAGTGGTTGGTGGCAGTTAATGTTAATAGTACCAGGATTAAACTTTATAGTTTTCTATTGGTTAGTAAGAGATGCAAAGGACACACCTGAAGCATTAACATATGAGAACCCATTTGGGTTCCGTTATTAAGGAGAAAAATATGAAAGTAGGAAATTTAGTAAGTGTAGTTACCACGAGTGGTGAGTACATTGGTAAATACGCTGAGTCAGAAACAGGACTCAGATTAGAGAACCCACGCATGATAGTGCAAGCGCCTAACGGTGGCATGGGCTTTGCGAAAGGGGTTGCAGTAACAGGTAAAGTGGATCCTGAATACATGCAGATTGATAGTTATGTTTTTGTTTGTGATACAAACGATGATGTAAAAGAAGCTTATATGACCGCATTTTCGGGTATACAAGTACCTAAGAAGAAAAAGATTATAATGAGTAAGTAATGTCGAGTCGTGAAGGATTTGATAGTTATCAGTTATACTTAGGAATTAAATTACATTTTAATTCGGCATCGTATGACTTCATCAAATACAATGGTAAGGTCAAGGCAGACTTACCATCCTTCATGAAACGAAAAGACAAGTATCACTTTGCCAAACTGGCAAGAACATATAAGAGTGAACTACTTGATTTCTATGTTGCCAACCTATCGTTGAAAGATGCATGGGTTGGTGATTTACTAGAAAATGAATCTAAGAAACTCTACTTAGATTGGAAGAAAAGACAACAGAGATTATCTTATCAGTTTGAACAAGACATGATGTATCTACTAAAGAAGAAAACGATACAAGAGGTATTGACTGTAACAAACGGACAACACCCCTATCTACTCAAACAGTTCCTTGGTAAGAACATATCACTAGAGACAATGTGTATACTAGATGATGTAACTGAATTCAGTAAGAAATGGAATAATCTAATATCAGAAACACTGATATATCCAGATACAATAAACAAGATTGACAAGTATAAGTCATTCATGAATTATAACATTAACACCTATAAACAAAAACTCATAAAAATATGCAAGACAACTTAGATATGTTATACTTAGTAGGCAATGGTCCGTCAAGAAAGAATATAGACCTCAAGACTTTTTCAGAGTGGTGGGGAATGAATATGATATACAGAACCCATACTCCAGATATGACATTCATACATGATGTCTCACCTCAGAATGAGATGATTAAAGAAGAGTACTATAAGAGAGGTAAGGTGTGTGTTGCAGAGTGGGAAGAACTCCCTATAGAAATGTGGGACATGATGAGACTAGGATTGCCAGGAGAGTTAGTCGAAACTCGCCTTCCGGACGATGATGCATTCGTGATGCAAGGGGAAGATTATCACGGCGATAACATGAGATGTTATATGATTGGATATAATCGGGCCTATGGGAATAACATAGTTATATATAAGAATGAACTCCTCAAGAATCTATATTGTGGAATGTATGCATTAGGATATGCAGTACACCACGGATACAAAAACATATGTCTAGTGGGTTATGATTCACTACAGTTTAATGAATCTGGCAATGTGTATAGTCGAAAAGACCATCACACATATGCCGATGAGCATAGAGGTACAGGTGTACTAGATATGCAACAATCTCAATTTGTGAGCCTTATAGGACACATAAATAAAGAGTATCCTGAAATTAAGGTTTATTTTAAAAACCCCATTGAAGGATTTGACTTAATCGTGTATAATGAATTATTATCTCGATTTAAAGTCGAAGATAAATGGATTCTAGGTCAAGGCCTAGAGTCTAAAATATAATGCGATATGAATACAATAGGAGAATACAATGTCAACATCGTTAGATAAGCTCAGACAGGCTATGGAGTCTGCATCACCAGCACAAGGTGATAAAAAAACCTACGGAGACGATACTTTCTGGAAACCCGAACTCGATAAGAGTGGTAACGGTTATGCAGTAGTTCGTTTCTTACCAACTCCACAAGGAGATGAGATGCCATGGGTATCTTACTTCGACCATGGTTTCCAAGGTCCAGGTGGTTGGTATATCGAAAAGTCTTTGACTACCATTGGTAAAAAAGACCCTGTAAGTGAATACAACACATCGTTGTGGAACACAGGAATTGAAGCCAACAAAGAAATGGCTAGAAAACAGAAGCGAAGGCTTCACTATGTTTCTAACATCTTTGTAGTTTCAGACCCCAAGAATCCTGATAATGAAGGGAAGGTATTTCAGTACCGATATGGTAAGAAGATTTTTGAAATGTTGAAAGAGGCTATCTCTCCAGCATTTGAAGATGAGTCTGCTATTAATCCTTTTGACTTAAGAGGCGAAGGTGCAAACTTTAAGATTAAGATTAGAAAAGTAGACGGCTACTGGAACTATGACAAATCTGAGTTCGATGCATCAGCGAATCTATTTGAAGATGAGGCGAGATTAGAAAACATCGCTATGTCTACAAAGAGTCTTTCGGAGATTATATCACCTAGTAAGTTTAAGTCCTATGAAGAACTTAAAGAGAAACTCGACAGAGTTCTTGGTCTTGCAGGTGCTGTAGCAAATTCTACTGCTGAATCAATTGCAGACGACATGGAAGAAGTGCCATGGTCTGGAGTTAATACTGAAACAGTAGCAGAAGAACCTGTAATCTCATCAGTAGAATCTACATCCGAAGGAGATGAAGATGATGCGATGGATTACTTTAAGAAGTTAGCTGATAGCTAATTTTCTTAGTAGGGTGTAGTTGTAATATATTATGTGTTTTTTGAATGCAACTACAAACTTCGGCCGTGGATATGGGGGCATCGAAGTAGGGGAAAGGTTATCAGCAAAAGCGGGATAATCGGTACAGAGCGGGTTGCTGTAAGCGTTGGGGCGACTGTACACTTTTTAAGAGAAATATAATATGCCAAATGTAACACCAAAATTAAATCCTAAAACGAGACAAACGGAATCGTTTGATAGTCTGTTGCGGAGATTTAAACGTGCATGTGATAAGGCAGAGATAGTACCAGAGGTAAGACAACGACAGTACTATGAGAAACCAAACGATACTAAGAATCAAAAGAATCAAGATTTAAAGAGACAGAAGAAGTTAAACGCTAAAAGAGCTCTACAGAACCCAATAAGAAAAAGAAGATAATGAAACAATGGCATGGTGGCAAAGGTTCCGAAAGAAGGAACGCAAACGATAAAGCCTATGCTGACGGATGGGAACTTGCATTCGGCAAAAAGAAACCAGAAGTCAAAGCTCGTAAAGAGACACCCTCACACGCATCTACTCAGATGCATTCAGATAAAACGAAAGTTATTCCTAGAAAAGAAAAGTATAAAGATTAAGTGGAGTAGGCGAAGTTGTTATCTTGCCCACCATCTGGAACATATGAAACCGATTCACTAGATGATGAGTTGTTGACATTAGAAACATTAGTTGTTACAGAACCACCACCACTTGATGCGACCTTAAGGTCAGATGTTTCACTTTGAAGATTCGACATAGTATCTCCAGAATTAGCCGCTTCGGCATTCGTAGCTAAACTATCAATCATTGCTTGAGGGTCTTCAATGCCTTGCATGTCAGCTGCAATATTTGTAGCTACTTCGTCACCCTTTTTACTACCCCATAGACCACCAATAAGACTACCAACAATTCCACCGATTAGTGTGCCGACTACAGGTATAACAGAACCAATGGCTGCACCGGCAGCTCCACCAGCCAAGGCGCCACCAAAACCACCTGCACCTTTACCAACTGAACCAGTCATATTAGCTCTGTTGGCTTTAACTGCCATTTCGTATTCTTCTTTAGTCATTGGTCTTAAGTTACCGTCTTCGCCTTCTATGACATTGGCCTTCTTCTCGAAAGCATCTGTTATGAGGTCCATCTTCTTGTCTTGTTGATACGCATCCATACCACTTTCGGCAACGGCACCTAGACCTGGTATTCTCTTAAGTAATTGACCACCAATCTTGCCGGGAGTTAATTTTGGTTTTGCGTTTGGTTTTTTATCTGGTGTTTCGCTTGTAAGGGGCTTTGTGGTTTTTGCTGTGCTGGTTACCTTTGCAGGTCCAATCAGTTTAGGGAATAATTTATGTAGACCATTTCTAAGACCTCGAAAGATTGATGTTACTTTGTCAGTCATCAATGTAGCCGCTCTGGCCAAGGCAGCAACAGCGCCATCTTCGATTGCTTTCCATGTTAAGGCAAGTGCAGCCCCAACAGCAATAAAGGGTGCCAACATGATTAGGCCCCTTAACATTGCATTCTTTATCATTAGTCCTTTTTCAAATGCAGATTTCTTTAGTGTTTGTACTTTCTCAAATAGTTTTTGTTTACCATATTGTGCTTTCTCAAAGACATATTTCTTAGCATTATCCTTTCTCTCTATCAATGAGTTTTTCATTCCGATTGCCGAGTTTTTCGCAAAAGACACTTTCGCCCTTAACTCAGCCTTGTTGTTTGCGACACTTCTTTTACTCCAGAAACGATTATCACTTTTCTTTTGAAGGGCAGTTTGAGCACCTGTGCGTTCCTTTTGCGCTTTAAAAACCTTTCGCTGAGCTGCTACTTGTTCGTCCAAGATATCTGATTTTTGTTTTTGCAATTCTGCACTATGCTGAAATGTAGAATCGCCAAGACTTTGAGCGTCACCGCCATTAATAATCGCATCAGTAATTTCACCCATTGAAATCGGATGAAGTTTTACCCATATCGCTTCTATGTTTGCTCTCTTATCATCGGCAGTTTTCTGTTCTGCTTTGGCGGCATCGACAGCTTCGTCATATTTGGAATCCAGGACTAAATCCTTTCTGCCCTCGATTATAGGCATAAGTTTTTTAAACCCATCCATTAATACTCCTGGTAACTTTCTCATTCTTATGAGACCAGCGCCCAACATTTGGACAGTACCAATCATTACATTGAATACGGCCTGAGCTTTGAATAGACCTGTTTTAAAAGCATTTATAACTGGACCTAAGGAACCAACACCATTTGTCAGTTCTTTCATACCAGAATTAAATCTTTCAGCACCTTGTTCTAAACCCACATCAAACTTGTTAAAGTTTATCAAGGCACCTTGAGTCTTTCTTAATTTATCAAAGGGTTCGATGAAAGTATCAAAAGCTCTTCTAAGACCACTACCCTGTTTCTTGGTCTCTGCTGTCTCATCTTTTTTCTCATCATCTATGGACTTTTGAACTCCTTGTAGACTACCTCCGCCGGAAACATCTTTGAGAAGAGAGTCAGATATCTTCTTGAGACCACCCTTAGATTCTATTTGGCCCTTGAACGTGTTTACATCGGTGTTTCTTTGAAAGATACTAGTTTCTTCTTGATGAACGAGTGCTTCCCTTAAGGTTATAGCTTGACCTTTTAAATGGGTTTCTGTACCTGCATGTGGGTTGGGTAATCTTGCACTCATATAACTATTTATCCTTTCTTTACTTGCCGAACGCTTTTCCTGCTTCAGATATTCCAAATGCACCCAATGTCACAACTACAAACGATGTGTAGATTGTTTCAGATACTTTTAAGTCCATATCCCATGCAAGAGCAGTAACTAAATCAGTGAGGCCGAATACGACCATTAAGAAGAACGATACGAATCCTATGATTGCTTTTTCATTGACATCATTATCATCTAAGAATAATCCACCGAATGTTCTCTTAGGTGGTTCAAGTCCATTTCTCGCTTTGATAGCATCGTCTTTCATCTCCTTGATGACATCTTCCTGTGCATCAAGCTTCTCGATGAGAGCCATATACTTATCTAAATCAATCTCGACTTCATTCTTACTAGTGTCTTTACTTTCGTCACTCATAACTATCTCCTATTTGCTTGCGCCTTCTGGCGTTCTTTTTCTTCTTCAAGATGTTGCATTAACATCTTAATGTATATCTCCCTTTCCCATGGTATCATTGTTTCTAACTCCGACAATGAATACTTATGGTGTTGCATCATCTGAAAGTTAGTTGTATAATAATTAACTAGACTCTCATGCGAAAGGGCCATTAAAAAAAATTATTAATTCCCTCTAACAATAACGAACTCTTCTCCTTACATATAGGACATGAGTACTCTACTCGTTTTTGTAATGTTGGTACAGAATCAAAGTATGCAGAGATTTTTTCAAATTGTGCTACTGTTAAACTTTCGATAAACTCATTAATCTCTGTATCTCTATACTCAGATAACTCGAATACATTCTCATCATCATACAGTCTAACCATACAACCTCTTAGAATGGGTAAAATAGATTCTTGTTCATTTTTATCCTCTATAGACATTATTAGTTTAGTTAAAGGTGGTGCAAGTTCAACAACTAAATTATCGTTTAGTTCTATCTTGTTATCTTCCATACCAGATGTATCTACTGTAATTGTAGACAAGTCAATTTCAACATTAACCATGCCATTACAATCTTCATCTGTTTGACAAATCAAAGGAAGAGTAACACTCTCACCAATTGATTTTGCTCTTATCTGTAAAAACAGATATTCTAAATCAGCAATGGGTAGTTTGTTTGCATCTACTTTGCCATCTGTAACTGATTTAATTAAGTCTAATATACCACTAAAAATATCAGTGCTGTCTTGACTCTCTTTTGCCTGTAAAAGAAAAGCTTGTTCTTTGACAAGGAAAGGTCTATACTTGACCTTTGTTTTGCTGACTGGTAATTCGCATGTATACGAGGGTGCAGTCTGTATTGGTAAACCCATAATGTAGTTCTCCTAACTTATTATATATTATCCAAAAATACCAGCTAATCGAGCCAGTCTATCTTGAAATCGTTGTGTAGTATCGTTCGCTGAGTTTCCACCTTTTCTAAGGTTTCTTACACCGTTAATGATATCTAATAATCTTCTTCCTTTATTTATCCCGCCTGCATTAGGTGGATTTCTGTAATCGGTTGTGAATGTTCTGAATGCGAAAGTACATTCAAATCTCATGATGTCGCCACTCTCAGCACTCAACTCTTGTTGTGCGAAGGCGATTGGATATGCTTCATATAGTTTGTAGACTAATGAGTCTTTATCCGAATTTGTTATGGCTGATATTTCAATCTCGCCAATGTAATCTTGATAGTATGCAAATTGTGGATTGATTGATGTACCTGCCTCGCCTCCTGCAAACACGGATGCCTGCCAGGCTTCGATGACATATCTATCAGCAAATGTTGAATCACATAGAAATGTAAATGATATTTCACTTCCGTCATGTGATAAGTTAAACGGCATCTTTCTAGTTGGTCCGTATTCAGACCAATCAGCAGTCTCTAATTGTCTACCTGGTAATGATGCATTGATACATCTTAATCCCTCAAAGGATGCTCCTGGAAATAGTTTTTCGCAAAAGAAATTTACGGCGAATCTATTTGCTCTTGCACCTTGGTCAAAGTTATATCTAAACTTATCAATATTTAATCTATCAGCCATTTACTTTCTCCATACTCTCTTTGTATACTGTTTTTGAATTCTGTTTTTGCCATTGGGCAACTGGTAACATTGCCATTGCATCCCAATGGTCAGGAGTTACCTCTAATGGTCTACCATAAATTTGAGTTGTCAGATATCTTTTGTAACAAGCTTTATAGTATCTCAATTTTGGTATAGCTTCTAGCAACTCTTGGGTCATATTGATTTTTGTTCTCATCAATCTTCCATGTTCACCTTCACCATCGAGGTCATCTTCTGGTTCTAACATCTCATACTTATATAATTCATACAAGAATCTAACACGAATTTTAGGTGGTAGATAATGTAGATTTAGTCCAATGAATCCGTCTTGTTTCATTTCTAATATAAACACTAAGGGAAATCTATCCCAATATGGAAGTTTCTTTTTAGTTTTCGCATCATAGAAGAACAAATACATTCTTCCTTCTAGATATCTTCTTCCTGCCAGTTTCTTTAAACTACTTTGTCTGTAAAATGCCTCAGACGAAAGTTTTAATGTCGTAACTTTTTGTCTAAACCATGTTAGACTTTCTAAAGAACGAGCCTTCAATCCTGATGGACTTTCGTTCTGTAACTGTTGTAATAGACTTTCCATGCCTATTATTTATGTCAAATTTTATATATACTGAAGTTTTCTTTTTCGATTCTTTCAACTGACTCGGGATAAAGGCCCAAAATCTCCAGCAGGTCAATCGCTTTTAGAGTGTAGTCGTTTTTGGTTTCAATTGCCACACCTGTTGAACCTTCGGTTCTAACATATGACATAACATCATCGTCAGCTTTGCCACGCAACACGGGAAGTTTCCAATCAAACATCGCACGAATCAAATCTACACAACCGGCAATACTAGGTCTGTCTTCTTGCATGTGAACTTCCAGTATATTACCGTCAACATTTGCAAAGAAAACTGTTTTACCTTCTACGGTGAAGATATCTCGCCATTCCTTGAAGCGGAGAGCCGCTTTGTTTTTAAAATGCCCTACATTATCCCACATAACTATCTTCTCCGTTCTCGCTTTTAGATACCATAACGCATGTATACGAGACATGCCAGGATGAACGAACATATGTATGTTTTCGGTGCGAGCTTGCATGGTAGAATCTAATCCTACCGTTCTATATTGGTCAATAAGATACATTATCTTACTACAGTGATATGATTCATTGTCTAATATGTTTTGTGTTACATCACTGAGAGTTTTTTGAGTTATCGGTGTACCATTTATGTTATCAAGTAATTTAGTTACTGCTGTTTGTAATATCGAATCATTGTATCTGCCGTTGTTCTCACCTATCATGTTCTTTTCCTCGCACTCACCTAAGGTAACGAGATAGGGTACGGATGAGTTATTAGATATCCACTCGTAATATTCTTTCACTTCAACATCTAGTTCTGATATTTCTTCTTCAGTCAAATCATGATAGTGAAAGTGTCGAAACTTTTTATATTTGTTATCTTCTATATTGTCATCTTCAAACATTCTGTATATACTCCTCGACTCTTTTCAGGTCTTCTATTGTGTCTACTGAAAGACCGTCATCTTTCACTTTGGTCATTCTAACTCTTAATCCGTTTTCTAGATATCTCAACATCTCTACTGATTCTGATTTTTCATTCTCACCTACAGTCAAATTAGGAAACATTTCTAACATGTCTCTATCGAATACATACAAACCTAGTTGTTGTTTATTTGATATTGGTAATCTTGAATAGTGTAATGCATAAGTCTTAAGAAGTTGTGGTGTCCCTATTGCAACCTTCACCACATTCTTATCATGCAGTTTGTAGTCATCGTATATATCGACATATGCATTCGATACACCGTCATTATGATTCTCTATGAGTGTGTCAATCGCATCTGGATTGATAAGAGGTTCGTCTCCTTGTATGTTGACAAAGACTCTTCCTTCTAGAAACTTTATTGCTTCGGCACACCTATCTGTACCTGTCTTGAGGTCTGGGTTTACTATCATTTCCACAGGCATTGTCAACCCCTGGCAGTAAGAATATATTCTCATGTCATCTGTAAGTACCACAACAGTGTCTAAGTTTTTGCATTTCATTGCCTGGTCATAGACTCGTTTAATCATAGGCACACCATCTATCTCTGCTAGAGGTTTACCAGCGAATCTACTTGAGTGCCATCTTGCAGGTATTAAACCTACGGTAGTATGAGTTGTTCTATGTGACTGATTGAGACTTCGCATTTTACTTTTCCGTATCCATAATTAACATGTATAAATTTGATGCCTGCTCTTTGGGCTGCATCATAATCAGTTTGCATATCACCAATGTAATATGTGTCGCAAGGGTCAACATTGCACATCGCCATGCAGAATAAGAGTTGGTCTGGATTGGGTTTACCTCTTAGTCCTGATTTTGGACTTACAACATAATCGAATTCAGGTAAGTCTTTTATCATCTCTTGGGTTCTATTTGCATCCTTTGAGGTGACAACTGCGATTTTGAATCCGTCTTCTTTGAGTGAAGTTAATGTTTCCTTTACGCCTTGGTATATAGTGACATCATCAATGTGACTTAATGATGCATTGTCATAAGTCTTTTTGATAGCATCATGATTTGTCATGATACCGATTTCTTTTAGTATGACCTTAAACGGTTTGCCGACATGTTTAAAGTATTCTTCAAATTCTTGTTCTAAGTTATGTTCTGCTTTGCATGATGTCCAAGACATACGCATGTTCTCTTTTGAGTCGATGAGTACACCATCGAGGTCAAACATATATAGTTGTTTCATTTTTTTGCCTTCTTAGGAACTAAGTGGTCTTCTGTTAATATTCTGAACGCAAGCTTTCTTTCAGCACAAAACTCTTCGGCCGCCTTGAATTTGGATTGATTGACTGCGTAATTAGATACTTCTGTTAGGTATCGTTTGGTTTTTCTTTTAGGTTCTTTCGGTGGCGAAAGATACTTCTTAGGTTTCACTTCAATAATCTCACGAATTATCTTACCTTCTCTATTCTTATACTTAATGTAGAAGTCTGGAAAGTATCTATGCACTCTATTATCAAGGGGAGACTTGTAAGGTATGATTACTTCCTCGCTTCCCCATTCTAATATAGCGGCGCTAACATCGCAATATACCATGAATCGTCTCTCCCAAAGCGACCTGTAAAAGATTCTTGTTGGGTCTCCTTTATATTTTTTGTAGTTCTTTGGTTTGAACCGTCCACTGTATGACATAAATAACTATATTAAAGATTAATCTAAGAGTATTTATATGGCCTATATCGACAAACTCCTGAACAAGTTCAACAAAGCTAAGAACGCAATTAACAGCATTAAGGGTATTCAGAGTAAAATTCAAGCAATAAACTACACATCAGCTATAGATGCATTGGGTATAGAGAAGGACGCAGCTAAACTTCTTATAGAAACGAGACGAACTACCCTAGAAACTCAACTGGGGTCTAAGGGTATGGCCGCAAATCATTCTAAATCGCCACCAGAAATTAAAGGCGCAGATTTGATTTATCCTTATCATGACAAATTGGAAAACTACATAGTCTTTGACATTAGACCAAGAAGACCTAGAGGAGAGTTTGTAGCTCATCCTGTTCATTCGTCAAGAAGTATAGCATTGTATATTCCAGATGCACTCATATCACAAGCAAGTGTTGGGTATAGAAATGAAGGTATAAACACATTCCAAAGAACAATAGATAACTTAATGGAAAATATGGAACTCTCAGGCGACTTTGCTGGTCAAGCACTTGAAGGCGCTAAGAAAATGGGAACAAAATTTGTACAGAATGCCTTGAATACTATGCAAGGTGGATTAAGAAACTTAAAAAGAGGCCGTGCTAGTAACCCTCTACAAGAACAGATGTTAGATGGTGTTCCGTTTAGGTCATGGGACTTTACATTTGATTTCTGGCCACAGTCAGCATCTGAAGCTGAAATAGTAAATGGAATCATTTATGCATTCAGAAGTTCTATGTTACCAGATGCTTATTCTGAAAGTTTTGATATAACTAAACCCGGCGAAGGCGTTTTTGGTAAAGATGCAGGTGGTATGAAAGAGGTAATAAAAGATGCAGACTTAAATGCAAGTTACTTTAACTATCCAAATGTATTTGATATCTCATTCGAGGGACCAATTGGTGGTAAAGTTGATGGGTTCTTGCCTGCGGTATGCACAAACGCACAGGTAGATTATACTGGTGGTCAAAAATTCTCAACCTTTGCAGATGGTCAACCCGTTCACATTCAATTAACTCTCAACTTCTTAGAGATTAAAACTCTTACTCTTGGTAACTATGAATCAATTAGTAATGGATCCAAATTATTTTCAGAATACCAGAAACCCACAACCTCAGACACAACCCATAACAGAGAATCCTTAACTATGGGTGATATAGACCAACCTACACCACCTGAAGGAGGATAACAATGGCAGATAAATTTTTCAGTAATTTTCCGGAGATAGAGTATCAACTTGCTGATGGTAAGATTGTATACATTAAAGATTTTTTTAGAAAGTCTAAGATTGAACGAGAATCAGTAAGTGCATTAGTCGAATATGAACTCTTTACATTGTCGGATGGAGAGAGACCAGATACACTTGCAACTAAGTTGTATGGTAATAGTAATCTACATTGGACATTCTTTCTCGTCAATGATATAGAAAACTATTATGATTGGCACAAAGATGTTGGAACATTTGAAAGATACATTGACAAAAAATATCCAGGTCAGTATGCTATAGGAGATGCGACTACTGATATAGTATCTGCTAAAGCATTCATTTCAGATACATCCCACAAGTTTCTATTGGGCGAAAAAGTCACAAGTGCCTCAGCAGAAGGAAGAATCATAACTGTTGAACCTGAAAAATTCAGAATCGCAATTGAAAATGTTACTGGAAGTTTTGTTGCAAATGAAGCCATAACAGGTACAGTATCAACAAACTCATTCACACCAACAACCGTCATCAATCATAGAGATGGTGTAAAGTATTATAAGAACACAAGTGGTTTAAAAAGAAATACTGCATTAGCAGGATACACATCAACATCATTATACAATGACGAGTATGATGCAAACGAAACAAAGAGACATATAAAAATCATTTCACCAGCAATTATAAATAACATAGTGAGAAGATTTGAAAAAGTAATGACATCATGAGTACAAATTATCAACAAGGTGAACTTGTTGTTGATGCGGTAACTATAGTTAATTCTGAACAAGAATCTGTAGATATACTTGCCCTAACATCAAACATAACCATATACGAAGCTATCGATAAACCATTTTTATCTGGTCGTATATCTGTTGTTGATGGACTAGATATGATTAAGAACTACAAACTAGTGGGACAAGAATCACTCACAATCAAAGTAAGACAAAGAGAACACGTTGGTGACGAAATGTCTGCACCAGACTTCTCAATAGATAAAGTATTTAGAATCTATAGTGTGTCAGACATAAAAACTGTTGACCAGAATACCAAAACTTATGTTTTGAATTTTGTAGACCCCAAGTACTTTATATGTCAAAAAACAAAACTCAGTCAAACTATTCGTGGTTCATACTCAAACATGTTACTACAAATTCTAGAAGAGAATGCAGGTTTCAAGAAACTTCCTAAAACTGCATATGACCAATGGGAAGAAACAGTACCCGAACATATGCAAGTCGTTATTCCTAACTGGAATGTAAACAAGTTCATAAGTTTCGTATGTGAGAATGCAGAACTTAAGGGCAACACCAGTTGGAAGAATAGTATGTTCTTTTATCAAACAATAAACGGTGAATTTAGATTTGATAGTTTTCAGAGTATGACCGCAAGAGAATTTCCAATTGGATTCGATTGTTATCCGAGAAACTCCCATGCAAATTCAGAAGGTGAAAACCTTAATGCAGAGTTTACAGGTCTCAATACACAAATACTTGGTTACGATGTGCCACAAAGATTCAACACACTTAAGGGTGTAACTTCAGGTGCATATGCATCAACACTAAAAACTTATGACCCGATTAGAAAGTTAGAAGAAGAGAATGTATACTCTATAACAGAAGTGTTCAAAAGAGGAAATGATTCAGGTCATGTATCTAAGTTTCCTATGATAAGAACATCAGAACCCGAAACAATTTATAAGGCAGAGGAGTTACTAAGTGGCAATGACGATCCAGAATTTTCTGAAGATACTATAACTCTTGCACCAGATGTCTCTTATGATTCCTTCACTATGCATAAAGTTAATATGACAAATGCATTTTCAGATGAAGCCAAGTTAATTGATGCGACAAACGATAAGAAACAACTAACTCAACAGAAAGGACAAGAGTATAGAGATACTGGACCTTTAGAAAGAAAGGCATTGTTATCTATGTTCGAACAAAATTTAGTTAGGGTTGTTATACCATTTAGAAGTGACATGTCAGTAGGCACTATAGTTAAATTAACTCTACCGACTGCTGAACTGAAAGATGATGAGGCCTCAGGAGATAAAATGATGGATAATAGATATCTGATAGGAAAAATTACCATGAGTATAAATCCATTAAAGAATTCAGGAAGACTAACATTACAAACCATAAAAGAAAGTTATGGTGCCGATATCGGAACATACAAACCATTGCTTGAGGGCAGAGGACCAGAGGCGACATAATGGATTGGTATTACGGAATAATAGAAGATAGAAATGACCCATTAAAGATTGGTCGTGTAAGAGTTCGTGTTCATGGTTGTCATACAGACGACAAAAGTAAAATAGGTTCACCAGATTTACCTTGGTCACATGTTATCATGCCAGTAACAAATGCTGGTCTTGGTGGTTTCGGTATTCAACATTCTCTCGTAGAGGGTACTACTGTATTCGGTTTCTGGAGAGATGAGGACATGCAAGACTTTGTTGTCATGGGTGTTCAACAAGGTATCTCACAAAAAGGATATAAAGAAACCATAACAGATGAACTGATAGATAACAGTGTCGACAAGGGTTTCAATGACCCTAGAAGAAAACTACAATCAGATTATGATACTACCGCAGACGGAACCAATCCGCCAGGTGATGCTAAAAGACCAAACTCGCTATCACTTGCACTAAAAACTTCACCACATCTACTTAAAGATTCCGGTATAAAATACGATGGCAAAGGTTCAGTTAGAACAGAATTTACAGAGGCAGAAAAGACACTGCCTTACTATCCCCTAGTTACAGATGCAACAGACTTAAATATATTTTCAACAGGCGATGCAAAATACGATGACAGAGATATGTCCGAGTATATCACAAAAGCGACATCTAATGCAACCCCTATGTATCCTTTCAACAAGGCTTTGTATACTGAGTCTGGTCATATAATAGAACTAGATGATACAAGGGACAATGAAAGAATATCAATAGAACATAGAACAGGCACCTTCTATGAGATAGATAAAGATGGTAATGAGATTCATAGAGTAGTCAATGATAACTATACAGTTATATGTAAAGATAACGAACTCTATGTTGGTGGTAAAGTAAACATAAAAGTTCTTGGTGATGCAACTGTAGATATCGGAGGTGATGCAAAGATAGATGTTAAGAAGACACTAACAATTGACTCAAGAGAAAAGATGACTTTAAGTTCAGGTAAAGAAATCGAAATTACTTCAGCAACTGTATCAATTAATGGTGCAGAAGTTAAACTTAATTCATAATGGCTATTACACTAAAAGTTCCAAGTGCTTTCGCTTGTCCAAATGATGACATATTCTCTCTACCAACTAGAGAAGATTTAATCAATGCTATAAATGATATTGCAAAGATACCAAGTCAGTTAAGAGCTGAGGCTGTAAAAATTAAAGATGAACTCACAGCAGAAGCGCAAGAACAGATAGATAAGATATGTGAAGACATAGAAAAGTTTATAGAAACTATATCTGAGATATTGAGTCCATATTGGAAGAAAGGTCAAACTCGTAATTGGCAGAAAGAGGCAAGAGATGCCATTACAGAATTTATACAAGAGTTTCATATCTATATACCAACTAAGATTGCAGAACTGATATCAAAACTTATACCCGTATCATTGACTCTCAGTCTCTTCGGGTTGACAATAGATTGTCTTAGATTGTTCGACCCAGCATATCAAAAGGAACTACAAGACCAGATAACAGGAATAACAAAAGAACACTTAGACAAACTTAAAGAATTAAAAGAAGATTTAGAAAAGGGTGTAATGACCCAAGAAGAGTTTAACAAAAAATTAAAAGAACTGAACGAGAAGAAGAGTCTGATTGTTAATAAATTCTTTGCATTGATTCCAGAAAACATTAGAGGATTCGATGGTGATTTTGGTGTCAAGTGTGACGAGTGGAAAGGAAAGATGACTTGGCAATACATTAAAACTAAGATACAAGAATTCTTAACTGGTGGTATACATGCAGTCTTCGGCAAGTTGATTGACAAGTTTGATAAGATATGGGATGCATTAGGTTTGCCTAATCTCGTAGCTCTATTTACTATGGACGTTCCCGCTCTAATCGATGCGGCTATAAAATCATTCAAAGAGAAGAGAGATAAGTTAGTAGAGAAACTAAAAGACCCAGATTTATTAGGAAAGGCCAGAGATAAACTACTAGAAGAGATTCGTGGTGTGAACGATAAGATACTGAGTATATTAGATGAATTTAGTATTTTTGGTTTTGATATTGCAAAGATTATAGGTGGCAAAATAGATGAAACTATAACCTCTATAGAAGATAAGATTTGTGAGATTAAAATTGCATTCGAAGACTTCAAACAGAACTGGCAAAAAAAGTTACTGTTTGAGTGGGTAACGATAGTCAAGAAGTTTTTCAGTGCAATAGGATTAGGTAAAATTTTCGACTTTATGTTTTTCACTCTATGCGACTTACTGAAACTGATTGGTTTCCCTCCATCGATACCCAAGATAGCTGCAATTGCAGGTTTCGCTAGTATAGTCGGTACTACACCTAAAGTCAATACATATGTTCCTGATAAAGGAGATGATAGTGGAGTCAATTTTAAGAACGGAGAATGGGACGGCATTGATGGTTCACCGAGTGAGACAAAATCATTTGATATTCCTGTCGCATCAGGAGACACAAGAGTCTTTAAAGATGGTGTAGAATTAGAGATAATAACAAACTATACAGTATCGGGTGGCAAAGTGATTTTCAATACGGCACCTTTATTAAACGAAAGTGTATCAATACTGAAAATAGTTTCAGTCTGACTGAAAATTTAACAAACGGAGATGTATAAATAGATATATGGCAAATCTAAATGACTACTCAAAACCTAACTCTAAGGTAAATGCTACTAAAGACATCTATGCAGACTTGGATATTATGTTTTCTGCTAATCCTATCTCAGGTGATATCACAACAAAGAAGGATTCAGATGCAGTTAAGAGGTCAGTAAAAAACATTTTGTTGACTAATCACTATGAGAGACCATTTAAGCCGAACTTTGGCGCTAACTTAAGAGCAATGTTGTTTGAATTAGACGGCATTGGCGCAAAAAAGAGAATAAAAAAGAACATAATTAAGACCTTATCGATACTAGAACCAAGAATCGGTAGTATTAGAGTAGATATAAGCGAAACAGAGTCTAATAATATAGATGTAAGAGTAAGTTATATCATTAGAAATGGTCTAAACCAATCAAGTGTAGATTTTAAAGTAAGTAGGGTACGATAATGGCAACAAACAGTTCACAAATAAACGCAACCGATTTAGATTTTGATACTATCGCAGAGAATATCAAAACATATCTAAAGGGTCAAGAGAAATTTAAAGATTACGACTTCGAAGGTTCTAATATGTCAGTTCTAATTGACATGTTGGCATATGCAGGACACATTGGTGGTCTAAATTTAAACCTTGCAGCCTCAGAGATGTTTTTAGACTCAGCACAACTCAGAAAGAATGTAGTATCTCGTGCAAAAGACTTAGGGTTTACTCCTGCATCTGAAAGGGCATCGACTGCTCAACTAGAAATCAAACTGAGTAACATTAGAAACGCAGACCAAAGTACGCCGACAGCGAATGATATGACTATATTTAGAGGACATAACTTCGCTACATCATATGATGGCGTATCATATAACTATGTTTGTGCATCATCTAAAGTACCTACTAGAGACGGCAACATATTTACATACAGTCCAGTAGATATCATTCAAGGACAATACATAACAGATTCATTTGTCTTTGATACCCAAATTAAGAACGCAAAGTTTGTAGTATCTAATTCAAGAGTTGACAAATCCAGATTAGAAATATCTGTAAACTCAAATGGTGTAGTATCTAAGTATGCTTTATCAACAGATGTATCAACTATAGTAAGTGCATCTCGTGTATTCTATGCACAAGAGAACGAAGAAGGATTCACTGAGATATACTTTGGTGATGGCGTGTTGGGTGCAGCTCTAAAAGATGGTGATGTTATTAACGCAACTTATATTGCAGTAGATGACATTCATGCCGATGGTGCAAAACTATTCAGTATGATTAATAATGTTAATGGATTCTCAAACGCTAGTATCACGACTTTGGTTGTTTCGGGTGGTGGTGCAGAGAAAGAATCTATAGACTCAATCAAATTTAAAGCAACAAAGTTCTATACATCTCAGAACAGACTGGTAACACTGAATGACTACAAAGCAAAGGTCAGTGAGTATTACCCGAACGCAGATGCAGTTGCAGTATGGGGTGGAGAAGATAATGACCCACCTGAGTATGGTAAAGTATTCATAACACTTAAACCTCAGAACGCAGACTATCTATCAGTTTCAGAAAAGTCAGTAGTACAGAACAAGTTAAATCAATTAAACATGTTGACTGTTAGACCAGTAATTATAGATGCAGAAATAGTTAAGATTCTATTGACTACTGTATTCAAATACAATGCCGCTGATACTACATTATCAAAAGGAGAATTAGAGACTATCGTAAGAAGTTCTATAGTTGCTTTTGATAATACAAATTTAAACAACTTCGACAGTATATTCAGACATTCAAATCTTGCTAAGGCAATCGATGAGACGAGTGTATCTATACTATCGAACATTACGAATGTTAGATTACAAAAGAGAAAACAAGTTAAGATAAGTTTCTCTGAAGGATTTAATGTTCTATTTGGAAATGGTTTTTATCATCCACATGACGGTCATAATAAGGCGTCAGGTGGGGTTTTAACCTCAACAGGTTTTAAGGTCGATGGCGATACCGTTAATACTTACTTCTTTGATGATAATGGTTCTGGTTTAGTCAGAAGATATTCAGTCAATAGTGGTACAAGAGTTTTCGCAGACCTAAGTGCTGGCACTATAAATTATGCCAGTGGAAAAATTTCGATTGATGCCATCAAGTTTACCTCAACAGTAAACAGTGACACATCGATAGACTTCACCGTTGTACCCTCAAGTTCAGATGTTGTTGCAATTAGGGGTTCCCTAATTGACATCAGTGTTGACGACATTAAGGTAACAGCAGAAGTCGACACCATTAGTAGTGGTGAAAGCAGTGCTGGGGTAGGATTTGTTTCTACTTCTAGTACTAATTATTAAAAAAATATGAAACAAGTGGTCACGGTTTATGCCGTGAGTAGTTTCCCATTTAATTGGATTATAGGAGGAAAATTAAAATGGCAGATAAGAAAATAACAGCATTAACAGAGATAGCGGCAGGTGATGTCAACAGTGTAGATTTACTACATGTGGTTGATAACCCAGGCGGGACTCCGGTTAATAAAAAAATGAGTTTGGCTAGAATGTTTAACAATCTACCAACTTACATTGCATTTGATGATGTTGAAGCATTGACAACTGGAACAGCGATTAGTGTCACTAAAGCTGTAACACAAATCAATATGGCTAGTGTCAGTGGTGACCAACAGTTCACCCTTGCAAGAGGAACATCAGTTGGACAAATCAAAGTTATCGTAAGATTAGATGACGGCGATACAGACAATTGTGATATCACGGTAACTGGTTGGACAGACTCTACAGTCGCAGCCCCTCAGATTCTTTTAGAAACTGGTGGTGCAGTAATTTGTATTGCTCTAGGTTCAGAAGGTTCATTGACTTGGCATCCACTCTCAGTAGTTGGTACTAATTCAGTAGTAGCTGGTATCTAATACCAAATAGGATTTATAGATGGCACATGAAAAACATATTGTAGATAGATTATCTACTCGACTACCAAGTCTTCTTCCTGAGTATATCAGAGATGAGGCACCAGTATTTGAGTTGTTCCTACAATCGTATTTTGAGTATCTAGAATCCGAAATCATAGTCCTGACATCGAAAGGTGAATTAACAGGAATAAGATTAGAGGACGGTACCTCTCAAACAGCGTCAACGATTCTGATTGAAGCAGGTACCGACACCTCGGCTCCCGATATATTAACATCTAGAATAATACAAGAAGGAGTGACAGAACCGTTTACAGTGGGTGAATACATCTACGGAAACAAAAGTGGTTCAGTCGCAAAAATTAAAGTTATTAATGGACTAACATTAATAGTTGACACTATATCAGGTACAGGTTTCTCACCAACAGAAACGATTGTAGGAAGAGATAGTTCTCAAACAGGTACTATATCAACATACAAAGAGAATTCAGTAGTAGCAAATAACAGACTACTAGACTATTCAGATATAGACCAAACATTGGATACATTTTTACAATATTTCCAAAAAGATTTTATACCGTCTCTTGATTTAAAAGAGACACAAAACCCAAGATTAACTCTTAAGAACATAGGCACCCTATACAAACAAAAGGGTACTGCTGATTCAGTCAAGTTCTTAATGAGATTACTATATGGTGAAGATGCCGAGATAAAATATCCGATAGATGAAACAGTATTTGCATCGGAATCAGGATACATCGAAGAAAGAAGATTGGCTATTGCCATGGTTAGTGGCGCACCAAAGAGTAACGATAGAATAAGACAATATGATGTTTCAGATGCTACTATAGTAACAGCAGAGGCAATCGTAGAACAAGTATCACCTATAGATTTAGCAAACAACATATACTCACTCTCTATTACGAGAGAACATAGGGGTGTATTTGAATTCAATAAATCAGCAACAGTATTAGACAGAGATGGTGTTACTACATATACAGGAACCGTTCAAGGTATCATATCAAAAGTTGATGACACCGAAGGTTCTATATACTTTGAACTAGAAGATAATTCTGGTGAGATACTAGACGAAGACGGAAATGGATTACTACACGAAGAAACCTCAACTGGTTCTATGTATAGTCCAGCAGATTTTGTAAACTTCACTGGTGGAAAATTAGATACAGATGTAAATAGAGCTACATCAAACATAACAGAATTGTCGAGAGGTCCGGTAGAACATATCTACATAGATTTATCTGGCCAAAACTATACTGGCGGAGAAATAGTTGTCTTTGACGATGCAAGTTCCGGTGGTAATGGTGCAGAGGCCGTCATTGGTGCAGTTGGTGATGAGATAATACTAGAAGATGCGATGTCAGATGAACAGTTTGAGATAACCGCAACTGCAAACCAAACAGTATTTGGTGGTGTAATACAAACAGGCGATAGATTCGACAATGTATTAGATGACCATGGTTTCCCAATATCTATTAATAGATTTCATGGTGCATGTGAAGTTCACATTGACGGCATAGTTCAGTCGCAATCAACATATACTATAGAACCACAAAAGATAACATTCACAACAAATCCTAATTTGTCTGGTGGAGAAAGAGTAGAAATATTTACAGATAAGAGTAGAGTCTTATACGAAGACGGTGACGAGATGTTACTTAATGCCTATCAGAACACTGTAGGCGGCTCTATTATATCAACAGACCAAAGAGTACGAAGAGTTCAGATAACAAATGGTGGCGCAGGTTATTCAACATTGCCATCCGTATTCCCAGGTGGTTATCTATACTTCAAAGATATCACAGGATATCAACAAGGAGAAATTGTTACTGGTGCAACATCAAATGCAACAGGTACAGTTCTTAGATTAGAACCAAAGACTAATAGACTTGTAATCAAAAGGTCATCTTCTGATACTGGTATTTTTGTCAAGGGCGAAAACGTAGTCGGTAGTAATTCTTCTACCAATTTAGTTTGTACTACTGCAAAAGTTACAGAAGGTACAGGTGGTAAATTCTATGCATGGTCATCTAAGATTGGTGGTGTTGAAAAACTAACATTATCTAATCAAGGTAGTAAATTTGATGCTAATGCAGTACTAGATGAACTTACATCTATGCATAACATGTTGGTAACTACTCCTTCAGGTACACCAAACAAAGGTGTAACAATTACTGGTGTTATCTCTGGTGCAACAGCGCAAGTAGAGTCATATGATAATATCAGAAACATACTTAAATACACTAATCTTGTTGGTATGTTTATCAACGATGAGAAAGTAACCTTTGAAAGTACAGACAGTTTCTTAATTCTTAAGAATGACCCGTACACTGCAAGAGGTAAAGTTGCTGGTGAGGGTATTGTAAATGACAATTTCTTGAGTGATAAAGGTTTCTTATCTTCTAAAGTCGCAAATATACATGATAGTAAATTCTATCAATCACACTCTTATGTCATTAAAGTTGGCGAGAGTATTAATAAGTATCGTTCAATAGTTAAAGACCTAGTTCATCCATCTGGTCATTTATTCTTTGGTGAGGTTGCACTTAAATCTCAACTCTTAGGATCCTCTAAATCTGGTGTCAAAGATATACCATTTGATGTGAACGAAGAAAACAAAATGGGTATAGTTTCAACCAAGTTTGTTCCTACAATTGTCATTCAGGCTTACCCTACAGACAATGTATTAATGGAAGAATCTACTAGAGATGTACCTGTAAGATTAGAGACTGAAGATAATCATCTATTAGAGAACGAAGACTCAAGAGAGAACAAAGCACATCTAAGTAAAGAAACTCTCATGTTATTCCACACAACTTCAACTGAAGTTGATAATCAGATAATGGTCACTCAATATAAAGAGGCATCAGGAATAAATGCATCTACTAATGGTCTTAGAGTTCACGGTGGAGAGATTAAAGGTGCAGGTCACTTAAACATTCTAAACAGAAAAGAGTTCATAACAACTGCATTAGATACTAAACTAGACAATGACCCAAGTACTGTAGCATCAACCAAGAGACCAACAATAACAGAATTCAATACATTCATACAAAAATCTCCAAGAAGAGATGGCGCTGTGACTGTATTAAATCTCGAAACAGCAGACCACGATTACTATGTAAACAATACAGATGTTCCTTTAACAAGTGAATTTGGTAATATTGCAATAAGACCTGCTGACTCAGGTAAAGTATTCCAATTATGGCAACCGTCAGAAGAAATATTGATACTTGAAGATGGAACTAAAATACTAAACGAAGAACCTTTAAACTATGTAAGACTCGACCCATTTGATAGAGATTTACATGGCGAAAAGATACTAATGGAAAATGGCGAAGGTAGTTTCTTATTAGAAGATGATACTGTACCTGAGACTAGAGAACATTTCGTAACTGAAAGGTCCATTGAACTAGACAATCCTTACATGTACATGGAAGATAATTCTAGAATAGTATTCGAAGACGATGTTGTTTTGATAGACGAAGAATCTGGTGAAGAAGTTCACACAT